CGACGCCAATTCTCCAGTTCCTCTTCGGTTTTACACGATATCACGTTGACTTTATACCCGGAGACGTCAAACGTATATCCCGTGTACTCTTCGACATCCGAGGTCAACTCCACTTCCGTTATGTGCCCGAGTATACCAAACATGTTTACCGCCACAATCTCCGGGACTACGATATCGAAGTCCGAATCAGGTCTAGCGGGTCCATAAGCCCTGGTTCCAGTAAGAAATATACGCGGGCTATTATGTGCGATTTCCTCTGAGATTCTCATCGGTCCTCCTTCGCCAAACCTGCGGCATTCAATCGCTCCACCCAACCTGCGGCATTCACGCGGTCCACAATCCCCTGAGCCAGCTCGTAATCCCGCAAGCTCACCTTAGTCTCGTCTCCCCTCTTCACCAGCCACAGATCGCACGTGCACGGTTTTCGCCCGCAGGTGCACTCTGCCAGCTCAACGCTCCATAGTGTGTCTTCCATTTGGTCCCTCCTTTGCGGGTAAAGGGTGGCGGGCTACTTGTGCCGCCACACCCGCATCAATTCGTTCTCGTTTCCCGTCCAATCCTGGAGCCTGCAGCCAGTTGGGAAGCGATAATCGTCGTTCATCCCCCCGACCTCACACTTGCTCCAGAACGGGCACTCACTGCAATTCTTAATTGTGACGTAATAACGCTTAGTCCGATCCGTCTGCTCCAACGGATTAAGGTTTACTCCTGCCATAGTTCTATTCCTTTGTAATAGTTGGTGAGAGTTGCGCGAGTCCAAGCCCGGAGCCTCTCGTGGAAACGGTACAAGTTTAACCAAGTCTGGCGCTCGCCAGGAACGTGGATCTCGTACATTGGGTTACTCAAGTACTCCCAGCCCTCCCCGCTCAACCAGCAAAGGGTAGCCCAGAGCCAGGAGGGATAGGAGGCTGTCGCGGCCTTATCCACCCAGCAGAAAGTGGAAGGGGTCAGCCCCATTCGGGCCGCAAAGAAACGGGAGTGGCAGAGGACCTCCTGATACCACCACTGGCTACGGGTTAAGCGATAGACCAGGTTGGCACCGAAGATGGAGTGCTGGTCGCCACAAGGTCCGTCCATGGTTCGGCAGCCCCAATAACCCCAATCATGCACAATAGCCGCGAGGATGCGACCGGGGAGGGATGGAGGCTTGGAGTCGGGATACGGGTAAAACTTAGACCACACCCTCAATACGAAAAAGGGGTGGATGGCGAATTGGTGGCAGCCGAAAAGCAGCGAGCGAGTTCCGAGTTTCATGAGTTCTCCTTTATTTCCTTTATGATCGCCTCGTTCCACCAGTCAGCCCATGCCTGGGCACGGGCGCCTTCAAGATGCACATTCCCAGCTGCAAGGTATCGCCTGTCTTTTTCAGAGCTGTTTACATGACGCCCCCAAAAACGAAAACGAACTTCGTTGAAGCTATCTATAAACCAGTGCCGAGTTCCATCCTTTGGTGCCTCAACCTCCGGCCTTGGCAACTCCACACCGCCGATGTTGATTGTCGGGTGTTCCTGTTGTTCTGTCTTTTTAATCTGCTCTGTAAAAACCCATACCTTTCGTCCGGCTGGATACTTGTTGTTATTTGATTCGAGCAACAAAACCTCAACTGCCTCTCCCGATTGTTCCACCACAACCGCTCTCAGCGGTATAGCAAAGCGAAATCTATCATAAACCAAAACGGTTTGCCCGGCCTGGAACGGGGGTTCTTTGCGGCGGTATTCAGCATATTCTATCCAGTTTGGCTGTCTGTCTAAAGCTTTCCAATGGTCCGCAGAATTCCATTTGAATTCCCACAACTCCCAAGGCCGTTCATAATTCTTGCAATCTTCCTCATACTGCTTTTTCAGTTCTTCGTGTGCCATCACTCCCCTCCTGGATTTAATTGTCTATATGTATTTTGTAATCACCTGAATTAAGGACAAAATTCCCCATAACCCGTATAACACAATAACCATTCTCAGCAGTGTATAGTTCACTTATTCCCCTCCTGGATTTAATTGTTTAATTACATTTTTCGCAAGTTTAGGGCCTATCCCATCGATCCCCAGCAGCTCGTCTTCCGTTGCGGTCACGAAGTCCAGAGGATCCACAAACGCCTCCCCCATCTTCCGCGCCTTATCCCATCCGATACCGTCGAGTTGAGCCGCGAGACGGGTGACTAGGTTGGGCTTCCGGAGACTCGCGTACTCTTGGGGTTTCTGCCATTGGAGATGGGATTTATGCTTCGCCCAGGGCCGGGACCACCAACCGTAAACCGTATCCAGCCAGCGTCCCGTCTCCCACTGATTGCTGGTGGTGACGACCTGGACTCCGCAGAGAATGGAGACGGACTGAAGGAAAGCCCAGACGTCCCGCGCCATGAAGCGCCTCGACCCTTGCGCGATTGGGGTCCACCCGTTGCCCCTGGGCTTCATGAGGACGCCAGAGCGCCGATCGGGTCGCCATATCCCCTCTACCAGGAGATACACGAAACCGTAATCCTCCTTCAACCCGATGAGCTGATGGCCCACTAGACGACCCGACGTCATACTCTGGATCAGGTCCCGGATCCCCTTGCGCTCTACCCCGACGTCAATCTGGCCCCTAGGCCCGCAACCGCTGAAGGCGAAGTCCCCGTAATCCAGGCGGCACAGGGCCTTGGGGGAATTGATGAAGGGGAAGATCTCCTTGGACCCCACTCTGTCATCGACGAGTATGATAGTACACCTCCTGTAGTTCTTCTTGACTGGGGGTATCTTCACAGAACTGGCAATTCATACATATAGTTCTAAACCCCTCTGGAAAGTCATTCTTGATTATCCACGTGTAAAACTCAATACCTGAAGCCCTTAACTCTTTTTTGTGTTTAGTTCCTCCTCCATATATATGGTCTATACTCAAACAGGCCAATCTATCTTCGCCACACAATACACACTCTAGTGTTCCATTACTATAGTAATTCAAAATCTCCAATTTATCGATCAACCTTCTGAACTTTTTACTTCTTCTTTGTCTTTCCTTTCTGTTTTCTGGGTTTCTATCATTCCACCTCTTTATGTCCATTTTTTGGTTTCTTTTCCAGTTTTCAAACCCGGCTTTACTTCTACGGGCTTTTTATCTTTTAACTGCTCCACTCATCTGGTTCCTCCCTTTCCGTCTCGAACCGTTCCGTCTCGGATTCCACCTCGGGCAACTCGTACCCGCGACCGGCGCAACAGGGGCAACTGGTTCCGTCCGCCGGCCCCTCTCCGGTCCCGGCACAACAGGGGCAGTCCGGGAGCCAGCCTTCCTTCAACAGTTCCTCAAATATGGGTCCTCCTCGTCCTAGGGTGGACTTGTACGTGTGCGTGAATCCCGAGGGACGCCCGGTTCTGGTGGACGACGCAACAGGCCATGTCGGGTCGCTTGGGGTCGTAGGTCCAACGTTCGTTGATTTCCCCCGCAATCTCGCGAATCTTCTCCCGAGGTCCGTAGCACCAGGAGCGCAGGTCCAAGGCGCGGACCGGGTCAGTTCCGTGAAGGTCGTTGGGGTGGGTTTGGGGCCGCCAGCTTTCCGTGACTACCACCCCATGGCGCTCCACCAGCCAGGTGAGGATGTCGAGGAGGTAGGGGTGGAAGACTTGAGTGGCAAATCCCATGGCGATGCTGGAGTCTTTGATCCAAAATTCTCCAGGGGATACGATGTCTGGGGTTTGGTACTGAACTAAACTCATTCGATCCCCCTTATGATTATAGATCTACTTATTTCCTCGATTTGACCTACAATGTTGGATAGGATGCGTTGAGTTGCAGTTTTCCCCTGTGCATAGAAACCCGCAATTATATCCGAATCTTCGCGGGTTGTGGATCTGTCATATTTGATCTCTATCTCCCCGACCTCTTCACCTCTCTGGTCAACCGTTACGATTCTAATTCTACTTTCCGTTCTCTGTAGCCAATCCTCATACTGCAGGTCCTTGCTGAGGAGTCTCTTTTCAACTTCGTCTCCTCCATTTCTCAAATGTGTTACTTTCATGGGTCCCTCCTTTATGGGTGACGGGTGGCGCGTTACATCCACGCGCTAGGGTCCACGTTTGGCAGAACGTTCATCGCCAGCATGGGGAAACTGCAGCTCTCACCCTCCAAGACCTCTCCAGCCAAATCCGGGTTTTGTCTGCAGTCTTTCACCCAAAGGCAGAATTCTCCGCCAGACTCGGGGTCATACCGGTATACTTGAGTGTTCACCTGGACCAGGAACCCCATATCGGAGAAGCCCGCGCGCTCCCACTCCCCCGTCCTCTTGTCGTTGATGTATTGAGCCTTCATCTTGTGTAGTAGGATGAGGTTCTTGTCCCACTTGTACGCCTCGCGGATTAGGGCGCGGAATTCGGCGTTGACGGGGCCGTACTGGTAGGGCATGACCTGCGTCAGTCTCCCGAACCTCGCCATCCTCAGGAGCTCCCAGATCTCCGTTGCCGTGTCCACCACGATCGAGCGAACCTCGGATCCCTTCATCAGGTCGAGATAGGCGGACTTGAATCGGTCCCACTCCGCCGGAGCCTCCTCCGCCGCATCCTCGTCGATTCGCGCGACATCCTTCACCCACACTTCCTTTTCCTTCTCGAACTTCTCCGTCACTCCCTCCTCCCCGATATCTGTCGAGAAAAGGGCGACGGGTCCTGGAGCCGTGAGGGCGAAGTGTGTCTTTCCCTGCTTCTCCAGGCCGGCAACCGAAACGATAATCCGGTCATGGGACTCCCGATCCTGGGAGCGCGTGAAGTTATGCTTCTTGAGTGTCATTTTCCCGTCCTTCCTCCCTAACTATTTCCTGCCCCAAAATTGCAGATGGGTCTACCTGAACCAGTAATCCGGTCAGAACACCCGCCCGGTATTTCTCGTTAGACTCTATAACCTCGTTCCAGTGTATACCCCCAATAAGCCTGGATATAACTCCCGCGTAAGAGTTAAGGGTTATGTTGTATCCTTTCCTGTAGTACTTCAGGACTCTAAGGGCTGACCCTCCTGCATCCTCGTTCCGCTGAGGGTAGGTGTATGACAGTCGTCGGGCTGCAAGATCCTGGTAGTAGTCTGGGTGAACCAACCCACACCACTCATGCGGGGATCCAACCTTGGGGTTGCACCAGAGAACGGCACAGGCGATCGTGAAGTCAAAACTGCCCAATACCTCCTTTGGGTGGGGATACATCCACCTGGTGATCACCTGAATCGGATAGGGCTTGGCCATGATGGTTAATGCGTTTTTGGTCTTTTTGGTCTTGACGACTCTCTCGCCTTGGAGAAGGACTGCCACTTTGTTCTTCGTCTCATTCGAGTCCACGAATAGGTCTATGTCATTTATCTCATCCCCCGTGATACAGCTTCGGATGAAACCACCCCCAATACAGACTTTGGGGCCTAACTCCTCCATCATACGGGTTACTTCCTTGGGTATATGGCGCTTACACCACAGTATGTCTTCCTGTCTCATCTGCTCCTTTCTCATCTTACCTCCTTCAGGGGGTCACCCCCCTATAGTTTTCGCTATCCATCTCGCAACTGCCGCGACCGTCGCGAGGAGCGCTATCCACCAGACCCATCTCACGATTTCCCCCAGACCGCTTCCTTGTGCCGCAGGATCATGCGCCAGTTGTCCTCCAGCTCCTTTTGGGTGAATCGGATGCGGGCGACGCGGTAAACGGGACCGGATCCCCTGTAGTCCCCATTTAGGTGGAAAATCCTCATGACGGCGACGGGGGTATCCAGCGCGTAGCAGTAGGACTTGACCTGGCACATGTAGTAGAAATTCTCCTCGGGACTGGAGCGGGTGGACTTCCATGCCGCCTTGTACTCCTCGACCACCAGCGGAACCTCCCCCGCCGGGTCTTCCCCCGGGCACAGGTCGTTATTTATCCCGTCCATGGACATCCAAATCCCGTCTCGGATGATCTGTGGGGGGCGGACCGCATACTTCTCCTTCATTATGCGAGATAGCACGTCTTCCCAGAGGAGGCCGATCTCGGCGGTCAATTGCATGTCGTTGAAACCGTCTCCCTTGTACCCCAGGCCCGTCGCCTTCTCCAGAGACTTGATGACTTCCCCGAGGTGGAGACCGGGCTGGCGCTCCTCATCGTCCACGAACAGTGTCTGGGACCATTTGGTGTCGGTTATCTGGACTTCCATGAGTCTTCCTCCTTGGTTGGGGGGCGACCCGATACGGGCCACCCCTTGTGGTTTGCGGCTTGCGGCTTGCGGGTTACCCTAGGGGTTACCCGAGCGAGAGTACCCCGTCGATATAATCCCAGGGTCCAGCAGCCAGGAACTCATCCTTGAAGGTTAACTGGATCACCTTGTTCCGGTCGGGGTCATCGGCCATGACCTTGAAGATCTTGGGGGTCAACTCCTTTTTGGTCAGACCCTCACCCTCAGCCAGGATACCCATGACGACTTCGGTTGCTTTCTCGGTCATCTCGTCGGGGGCGTCGGCTTCAGCTTCTTCCTTTGGTGCGACTTTGGTCTTCTCGGTGGACTTTGTGGCGGCCTTGGGGGGTGCGCCGGCGGGTGCGGCCTTCTTCCCTTTCGGTTTGCCCGCAGCCTTCTTCTCCCAGGGAAGCGCCAGAATTTCACTCACGACGAGAATCGTGGGAGGCCCGTATTTCTCCTCCTTCTCCTTCTGCTTCGTGGTCTTCTTTACCCCCTTGCGCTCGGGGGCCGGGGTCTGGATGAAGTGGGCCTCCAGCCCGTCCAACACGCTTATGTCGCTGCCCAGCTTCTCTGCCGGGAATCCCACACCCACGAGTGCCTGGAGGAAGATCCCCCCGTTGCTGGTCAGCCGGATGGAGTTTGCGGTCCCCACCTTCAGCAGTTGCTTCCCGTCATCCGAGGGGATCCAGTCGTCCGCGCGGCCCATGGACCAGTACTGCTCGGTCTCGTCTCCGGCCACGTCCAGTACCATCTTGAGGCAGGGGGTGGGGTCTGCAGTCCCGTTGTAGTCAAACATGTCGAACCTGGCTTCCTTGACTACTGCGTCGCAATCGTCAATCAGGCCGGACCCTTCGATAAAACTTTCGGGGTTCAGATTAATTGCATCACTCATAACTTTTCTCCTTTGCCTGTTTCGGGTTAAATTAGTGGCCTGGGGATGGACCGTTCCACTCGATATGCACCGCCGAACCATTCGACGAGCAAGTGTCGATTCCTCTCCAGAAACCATACGATGTTATTGTCTATCACGAACGTTTCGCACTTGTCGCTTGCTGACCGACAACCCCTCCCAGTTGTCTGTATCAGTTGTTGGGCTACCTTGTAATTTATGAAGTCTTTGTCCTTCGAGCTTCTCGCCTTGGTGATCGCCCCCCGGATGTCCGGGTAGGGCATCTTCACGATTACCTGCCAGCGACACTCATCGTCGGGGAAATCCCAACCCGTAACCATTGACGGGCTGACGAGTATAGCGGGGGCAGGGGAAGACTTGAACGATCGGACGACGGACTCGGTGTTCTTCCGCTGATGGGTAATCATATGGGCCGCAAACTTGGACCGCTCCAGGACGAGATCCCGGCGGGCGTAGGACACTGTATGCACGATGCCTTTGGTCCCGAGCCGAGACTCCAGAATCGCGTCGAGCCTTGCCAGCCAGATTCGATTTTCCATCTCCCCTATCCTGTAGTTCATCTTCACTGTCGGGATATGGATGAGAGGGCGATGGGCCTCGGGGAAAGAGTGAGGGAACTCGCGGTAAACCATGGATCCCGACGGAATGCCGAGGAGCTGTGCCGTCTTAGGGACGATGGTGGCCGACGTGAGGACGATCGAAGGGATCCCGAGGAAGAGGGTAGACTCGGTGAAGGCGCGGGGCCATAGGGGGCTGAGGGAGACGGAAAACGGGTTGGACTCCCAGACCCAACTCGGGTCGAGTCCTTCCGTGAGCCGCTCCAGCTTCCCCTTGATTCGCGAGAAGGCCGCGAACCGGTTTTCCTTCCGCTGGACCTTGGCCTCCTCCACCTCGACGATGGCGTCCACTAGCCGCTCCCTGGCCCACTCCCGCCACCCGTCAGCCGTCTTGGGTAATGGGTTGTCCAGTCCCAGGAAGCGGGTCTCCGTTCGATTCTTGCGGCTGAATTGGACCGAAATGTGATCGATTACGTGGTCTACTGCCGCGTGCGCCTCGTCCAAGACGAGAGTCTCGAATTGACCCAGCCCCTCGGAGAACTCATGCTGCGCCATCCAGTAGGCGTAATTCGTCACGACTACCTTGGCCCGCTGTGCCTCCCGGAGCCGGTCGTAATAGAAGCAACCCCCCTGGTCTCGAAGCGTACACTTGACCCCGAAGCTGCAGAGTCCTGAATCGCAGTTGACCTTGGTGTTCAGGCGGCAGGGGTAATTCCCGCGCCCTCGAATCTCCACGACCACATCCCCGAACTCCTCCACGAGCTGAGTCTGGAGTCCTTTGGTTGAAGTAAGGATGGCGGTCCGCCCGTCGCGGATCATGGCTGCCGTGATGTACGTCAGGCTTTTGCCGAATCCAGTGGGGCAGACCGCAAGCTTAAATCGGGGGGATTCCTGTTGCATGAGGAGACAGGCTTCGGCCTGGTATGGTCTCCATTCGTCAAATTTGGGGGGCAACCCGAAGAACACGGGTGCCGGGAGTACGTCTTCCATGTGGTCCCTCTCGTTTGGAGTTTACTCGTCGATGGAACTCAAGCTCGCTCGCTCTTGCCCCGCTACCAGATGCCCGAATTTCACCTCCAGTTGCTCCTCATAGCGTCGCCTCCAGTAACCCTCGGGCATCGACTTGATGTGGTTCTGCACGACGCGGATTAGACGTATAGCTTCTCCCTTGCTTCCCGAGCTGAGGTGCCCGCTGATCCGCTCGCTTAGCTTGTCGAACACCATGAGGAAGTCCGAGTTCAACTCCTCATCCCGAATCAGCTCCAAAATCACGTCCACCTGGCCGCTGATCGAACTCACAGCTCCCTGCGTCGTCAGCCAGTTCAGGTGTCGATGGAGTGCGTGCCGGAGCAGATCTCCCTTCGTCCGATACGGAAACTTCTTGCTCGCCACCACTTTCTCCACCTGGGTGGCTACCTGCGGAAGTGTCCGAAACCAATGTCGGGCCGAATGTCCGTTCGTGTCTGTGGCCCCTATTCTGAATTCCTCCATGTGTCTCCTTTATTGCGCGCTAGAGTTGAGGTTTGGTGGTCTCGGCGGTCGTCTCCGGTAGCGCGGGGGATTGGGGCTGTAGCATCCCGCGACGGGAACCCCTCGTCCATGAGTCCCCCTTGCCGTATCTCGCCATAATCTTTCGCCCTCTAATCTTCTTCGCGGCTTCATCCAACGTCAGGTTGAGTGCAGACGCGATAGCCACCAGACAGTCAAAGGATGGGCGCGTTTCTCCCCTAAATACTCTGGAGAGATGGGGCCGGGAGTATCCCGTAAGACCTGCAATTCGGGTCACACTCACGTATATAATCTTCCTTTTCTTCTTTGGACTCGTGTCGATGGTAAACTTCACGCCTCACCCCCTCTCGTATCTCGCTGCATAATCTCTCCTTTTTCCAGGTTCAACTCCAGATAACCCCGCCTGTTGTGTCCCGCACAATGGGGTTACCCTCGAAACGCGCGAAGCTTTTTTCTGGACGTGGTTCTTGGGAAAAGGAAACGGTCAACGCACAACGCACACCGTCAAGACAACACAGAAAATGGGGCTACCAAGAACGGAAAAGAACGAGGAGAGGCGGGATTATGTTGCCCTCGGGGGGTTACCCGTCGGGGGTTACCCGCCACGACCAGAAAGGAGAGGAGTATGAGTTTGTGGGCTGAGCTGGAGAAGGCAAAGGCAGAGGTGAGGCGAGAGAGGAGTGGGACTAAGCGCTCCAAACTCTTGCGTCGGGTTAAGCGGCTCCAGGGGTTGATGGAGCGTGGGGTCGTGCGGGAGAACCCAACCCCCCAACCCAGACAGCGGGACGTGGATTGTGGTCTTACCCTTCCCCGCACCAAACTTCATGCCATTGAGCAGCGACTCGACCATCAACTCTCGGACCGCAACGAGCGGAAGAGACTCCAGAGGCGCAAAGCCAAACTGAAACGAGAAATTGCCGGGCGCGACCCCAAATGGTTTGCGGGTGACGGGTCTCGGTTTGAGGTTAAACGAAAGACCATACAGATTCTGGATGAACTGGAATCGAAGGAGGACCAATGCAGAGAGGAAAACTGAACATTGTATTCGGGGGTCAGGCAGGATCGGAGGCCAAGGGGAAGCTCTCGGGCTTCTTGGCTAGCCGCTACCCCCTCGACCTACTGATTATGACTGCCAGCCCCAACGCGGGTCACACTATCGTGACGCCCGAGGGGGAGAAGAAGGTGAGCTACCATCTCCCAATTGCCAGCGTCATGTGCGACTGTCTCATAGTCCTCACGGCTGCGAGTTTGATCAATGTGCGGTCGTTTGAAGCTGAGCTGGGGTCCCTGGGACTTGATCCCCATCGCATCCTGGTGGACCCTCGCGCATCCATTATCCACGAGCACCACATCGGACTGGAAGAGGACGGCGGGCTTTCCGACATCGGGTCCACACTCCAGGGAATCGGGGCCTGCCGCCGCTCGAAGATGGAGCGGAAGGGGAGAGGGTATCACACTCTAGCGGGCTACATCCCCGACGTGTTCAAGGCGATGGGGGTGAGGGTTATGACCTCCCCCTCCTCAATCCTGGTGAACTCCCTGTTGGACAAGGGGGCCATGGTCCTATGCGAATCGACTCAGGGGTTCGACCTCGACCTGGAGCACGGAATCGATCCCGTGTATTGTACGTCAAAGATGGTCAACCCGTCGATGATCGCGGCTGAAGCTGGGGTTGCCCCGCAACTCGTGGGAGATACGTTCGCCGTCCTGCGCCCTTACCCGATACGCGTGAACAATCGGACCGGAACGAGCGGCCCGTATGCCGAAGCCCGCGAGATTACCTGGGATGACGTTCGCTCCCGATGCGGCTGCCCGGAACCCCTGGAGGAGCTGACGACTACCACAAAGCTCCCGCGTCGCGTCTTTGAGTTTTCCTGGGAACGCTTCCAGCACATGATCCGCGTCTGTCGCCCTACCTACCTCGCGCTCCAGTTCGCCAATTACCTCGACTGGTCCTGCTTTGAGACTTCCGCCGGACCGGACCAGCCTTTAGCCTTCCCCCCTGCCGTCTCCCTCTTCATTCAGCGGCTGGAGACCTCCGGGGTCCCCGTCTCTTTCGTCGGAACCGGACCTGGCCACGAACACATGATCTGGCGGACCAATGCCCGCGAGCTAATGGAAAGGAGGCGTAATGGGTACTGATCTCCCTCCCTCTCTCCCCCACGACTCCGGCTCCAAACCTGCAGGCCACCAATGCGACTGTCCCCTCTGCCGTGAGATGAGACGGGAGTGGAATCTCCCCCTCCCCAACGACCCCAAGACTCCACTCGCGGACATGATTTCCGACTTCCACCTCGCGCTCCAGTCCGTCGCCCGTGTGACCGCTATGGGAGTGGAGAAGCACGGACCCCTCGGGGGCTGGCGTAAGGTCCCCGGCTTCAAGCGAGACTATCAGAACAAGAAAGCCCGGCATGCAATCTCGGGCCTGGTGGACGACGGGGGGTTGGATGAGGAGAGCGGGCTTCCGCATCTGGCGCATGAAGCTTGGAACGCTCTCGCGCTTCTCCAGTTCGCGCTCGAGTCGGAGCGTGGGACGGAGGCTGGGACGCCCGACCCTCACGACGACCATCCGTAGGGTCTCCTTGCCTCCCCCTTGAACGGAGGGCTGGGGGGTCGGGGGGTTGCCCCTCCCCCCTCCCTCTTGAGTCTTCCGTAGCCCTCTCCGGGCTTCGGGCTTTCCTTGAACAACAGAGAGGCCGGGGGGTTGCCCCTCCCGGCCTCTCGTCTTCCGTAGCCCTCTCCGGGCTTTCGTCTTCCGTGCCCCAACCCTCTCCGGGCTTCGGGCTTATCCCTTGGGGGCTTAACCCTTCTTGGGGGCGCGGAACTCCACGAAATCATAGCTCCACTTCTTCGTTGCCCCCTCGATTAGGGGTTGGATCTCCTCCGCGGGGATCCCCTTCTCCAGGAGTGCTACCGTGAGGAGCTGAGGGTTGATCGCTGATCCGCTACCCTTCCGCAGGTTGATGACCCCCACGCCCTCGACGGGGTTGGACTTCACCCCGAAGCTGGTCATGAGCGGGAGAACCTGCTCCTTTACGTCCTTCTTGATTGTCTCACCCTCATCGATCAGGGCTTTGGCCTTCGCCATTGCGACCGTCGCGCGGTCGAGTGTCGTCTTCAGTTCCTCGTCCACCATTTCTGCCTTCATGCCTTTGGATCCCATAATGGTCCCTCCTTTAAAATTTTAATTCTTCGGTCTCTTTCCTTTGCTTCCCTGTCTTCGCGGACCTTATCTTCATTCGCTTCACGCCATCGCCTTCCGCGTTCCAGCTTCTTCTCCCGGCTCACCTCGGGGACGTATCCGTACTCCCGGTAGACTTCTACCTGATGGAGCACGTGGTCAATTCCATCGCGCAGGAGCTGGGATACGAGCTCCGGGTCTATGCCGCTCACCGGGCACTTCCCGCAAACAACCATGCGGTTGACTTGCTGGGTGGGGAGCTGGTAGACTGATTGGCGATTCTTCAGCACCGTCTTTCCCTCTCCCCCCGGGACCCAGAATTCCCATGTCTCCTCGGTAAGCATGAGGATGGCCTCTTGAGCGAGAGCGCGATTAGCCTCACAGGAGCGACGACTCATGTCGCAGGTGAGGCTTTCGCACCAGATACGATCCGCTATTGAGGGTCCACCTCAGGTGCCAGGTCTGCCGTCTCGGCGGCCTTGGGCGTGGCTTTACCCTTGGCGGCCTTCGCCTTGCCCTTGGCGGCTTTGGCTTTCGCGGCCTTAACCTTCGCTTTGTCCGCCACGGCTTCCTCCTTTTCCTCCTTGGCCTCGACCAGGGCAGCGGCTTCCTTCTTTGCCTTTGCGGCTTTGGCTTTGGCCTCCCGCCGGGCTTTTGCAGCCACAGCCTTCTCCTCTTTCTCCTTCTCTGCCGTCACGAGCTCCCGCGTATTCATCCAAGCCAACACGTCGTCCACTCCGTCCAGCCCGTCCTTGGAGTCCTGGATGAGACCGCAGGTCTGCTTCAGGTCGAAGAGGGTCAGGTCGTGGCGGGTGTGACTGGTCTTCATAGTTGAGCGGAATATGAGGCGCGTGATGATTTCCACGAGCGGGGGAAGGTCAGCTCCAATACCGTTCTCGACGGTAAACTCCAGGACTCCGGAGGCAGTATCCCACTCGATTTCCTCCGACTGGATGAGCATGCGGGCCATTGATTTACGGGCGCGATTGTGCAGGCGGCCTATGGCAGGAGCGTCACCGACGATGAAAGTAAGCGGTCCGATAGGGGCTTCGGTGAGGCCCAGAACCATGATGTCTTCGGTGAGGCTGGAGAAGAAGTCCAGAGATGCCCGGTCTTTCTTCTCGAACGTGATCTCCAGGTTAGTCTGGGTCTTGAGATGTTTGACGGTTGATGTGAGACCCTTGACGGGTTCGCTCTTGCCTTTGATGACTAGTGATACGACGCAATTCATTAGTTCTCCTTTGCGGGGGTTCCCGCTAATTTGTGGGGGGTGGGTGGTCCCATGGTCCCCTGAGGTTGGGGGAATTTCTCCCCCGTGGTCCCCCTAGGATGGGGGTTAGGGGGTTTCCAGCATAATACCCCTAATCCCCCTTCCGTTATTCGACCCGCGACTAGGTCTAGAACGGGGGCTCGAGATCATCACCATAAAGATAAAGGATGAGCTCATAATGGTGTTCGACTTGGGACTCCAAGGTCGCAATCTGGTCTCGCTGTTCAAGCTGGATGTGGGCCAGGATTGCGAGCGCAAGTAGCAAACCAAGGATGCATGAGATGGAGAAGGCCTTCATGCTCCTCCCCTCAGGGTCCGATCGTACATAGGTCGGGTGTCCCACCTGACGGGTGCTACCCCGCGACCTGAGATGACGTTCCGGCGACGTGAGGGGTCGTACCCTTCTGGGGGGTTGCAGATTGCGCACCATTCCGGGTTCATTCCGTGTTTGCAGCGGGTGCGGGCTTCGGGTTGCGGGCTTCGGGTGTCGAGTGTCATAGTCCTTCCTCCAGTATTTCTTCGAGGTTATTGGGATAGTGGTTAGCGCTCATGGGTTGCGGGGTTGGGTCTGGCGTCTCCCATCCGATTCGCCACAGGTTGCATGGCATCGGGGGGTTGGGTGCATAGCCGGACAGGAATTTCTCCCCACCCACGAAATCACCTCCGCACCAAACGTTCACTTCGGGTGAGTCGAACGGGCAAGGGAGCGGCGCGGCACACCCGTGACCCTCGATATACCTCTGGTTAATCAGTCTCCTCATCTTTGTTCGCGTCATAAGTCCTCCTTTTCCCGGCGGGTTAGGCCGGGGGTTTCGGGTTTCGGGCTTCTCACGCCGCCACCTGACTTGCGTATTCGTCGCACAGGACCCGCAGGTCCGCTGTCCGTCTCCCAACCGAGAACAGGTTCAGGTCCCGGTTGATACGCGTTAGAGCTCCATGCCAAGGGTAAAGTCCGTCGTCCCCTGCCAGCTCCACTTCAGCCCGGTGCATTTCGCGGAATGCCCCGAATCGGTTTGCGGGTAGAATTCCCCTGTCCATAGCGTCGAACGTCAGGGCTTTCATCTGCGGCTCAGGTAGCGGGATGGCACGCAGTCCCTCATGCCACTCGTGTAACTCTTTGGCCTGGTCCAGCGCCTTCCCGAATGCCGCGTCCGCCACGTACAGCAGTTCCTCAAAGGTCAATCCGCTGGTGTGTTTGCGGAATTCCAGGAACTGCCCGGAGAATTGCATGTTGGAGCAGGCAATGACGTGAGTCCCGGCTGCAACTCCGACGGCGAAGGTCTTCATCAGGCTGTTCCGGAATCCAAGCTGAACCAGGGATCCCCCGTCTCCCAAGGGGATGTCCAGGGTCCATGTCCCAAACATATTACGGCCTGCATTCCGGGTGCTGTAACTCTCGTTGACGACTCCCACTCCCTCTGCCTGGACGATCAGGTCTAGGCTGTCCAACACTTCTTTGTGGGAGATCGGGTGCCAAGTCTTCGTGTACTCTGGGGCCGGGATTGCCTCGATTTCCGATCGGGTGTGACGTTCTTTCGGGTTCATGACTCCTCCTTCTCGTATACGATTTTGGATTTATTCTGTGGGTCATCCGTGTCCACAAAACGTGGGGAACGGACGATACGATATCCCGCTCCTCTGTCCGGAACCCAGCTTTCACATTGGTCAATCAAACGGTCCAGGGAGTACCGGGCATCCAGCGGGCTTACCCCGTCGGTTCCCAAGATCTCCCGCCCATCACGGGTGAATTGTACGTAAGCTTTCATAAGGTTTCTCCTTTGGACCACCCAATGCGGGTGGCCCGTTTCGGGTTAACTGGTTGCTCCCCACAGGAAGAGCAGAAAGATTAGGAATTCGGGGTCCATGAGAAGCTCGATCATCCGTCACTCTCCTTCAGCTCATAACCCATGCTGGCCAGGAGTTCGTCTATCGCCTCTACACCGGCATCGGACAGCCCGTGGTCCATGAGGGTGGCGCGCGCCTGCAGAACCCTGTACTGATTTGCGGTTGGGGTTGGGGTCCGGGCTTCGGGCTGCTGGTTACCCCACGTGATTACCTTGTTCCCTTCCATGTCGTTCCTCCTTCCATCGTTGGTTAACTTACTGTCACCATGGTGTTGGTTATCCGACTGTACTCCAGGATCAACCGTACAATCTCTTGCCTGGTCTCCTCTCTGTCTTCCTCTACCGTGACGGTTATCACATACGCTCCACGCTGTCTCTCCATACTGCCTCCCTTACTGGTTCGTTCGCTCCAATTTGGGGTGATGGACTGCCCGTCACCCCACACAACAGCGCGCGAACCATGGGTCGGGGTCTTGGGTCGCCCCATACAACAGCGCGCGACCCGTGACCCCGAATTCCATCAGGACTTGGATTTGGTCTTGGTGGACTTGGCGGACTTGGCTGCCACCTGATTCGCATCGGTCCCAAGGTCGCTGTCATCAGCGGGGAGCAGACCCTTAGCCTTGGCTTCTTCCACCAATTTGAGCGCCTTAGCCAGGCGTGCGCTGGTCTTGTCCTTGGATTTGGACTTGGATTCCTCCGCATCCCGAATTGCCTTGTCCAGGCGCGCGCGACACTCATTTACGCGGTCCACAGCCCTGTCGTATGCGCGCTGTGCGATCTCTACCCTTGTCATACCCTTGCCACCATTGATCTCGTGTGTGTTCGCCATCGTTCCTCTCCTTTGATTTGGGTCGGGTCCCCGGCAGGATGCCCCATGCACCCCGCCCGGCCCAACCGCCCCAGGGCCAAGCCCCTACCTTATAACGTTGCAAGCCCCATACCAGAGCGAAAGAGGCAGGTATACCCCAACCAATGGTATGTTTCACGCCGGACACCACAACGGGTAGATCTACCACAGCGTGACAGTTACAAAGGACGGAGGTTTCGCGAACAGAACAGTGTTCACCCGTGTCCGACGCGGGCTTTGAGCCTGGCATGTGTGACAAAGGATGTCAGTTTGTTACACGTAATGTTGTTTTCCCCACGAAACGCTGTTTTGTTTCACGCACATGCTCCAGGACTGCCTTTCGGGTCTTGGTCCGGGTCTTGGTCCTGGAAACCCAAGACCCACGTCGGACACGACCCGTGGCCATCACAGACCTAGACCGGTGGCGGGATATGCAGGTGTCCCATATTCCTGAACGATGTTTGGGTGGCTAAACCTGAGACCCATTAGCGGTATTCTCGTTCAGCCCGTTGAACAGCGTTTCGAGCCGCGTCGGTCGGGTTCCTTCGGTTTAATTCGGGTTCAGCCCGCTACCCACTCGTTTAGCCTGCGGAACGGCGTTTCGCTAGTGGGTAGTGGGTTTCGGTTGCGGAACAGCGTTTCGGGCTTGGGCAGTGGGTTTCGGGTGTGGGCAGCGGATTTCGAGCGCCAAACAGCGTTTCGGTCTCGATCGGTCCGTTTGGGAAGTGGGTACCAGGTTACGGGAGCGAAACAGTGTTATTGGGTGGCGAACGCGGTACTTGAGTGGCGAACTGGTGACTCAGGGGGACCCGGCCTGGGGGGAAGGGATTGTGAGCGACACCCCCCCCCTACATATTTGGATACGGTACCTCTCGCGTCAGACAAGTATTCAATATCCAGAGAATTACCCCGCCGCCGCACCACAGGTCTGGATGGTAAGTTGGGGGAGGCCCGAAGCGGGTAGCCCGTGTACCACAACGTGAAACCCGCCGCCCACATAGGAGATTTCCCCCCAAGCTCCCACCTCCGGCCACCTCGAAGCTCAAAGGTTGAGTGGGTTTAGGGTTCTGCCGCCGCTACCCCCCGGAATTGGTCCCTCCTGGGTCCCGCTCAGCCTCCTCCCGCAACCCGTGGGGGGTCGACCGAAACCCGTAACCCGAAACCCATAACCCGAAACCCGAAACCCGTAACCCGTAGAGGAATGCATGGACAAGGAAACGAAAGAAACAATGATCGCAATGCTCGAGGATATCCCGAACATCACTGCCGTACGGAAGCTCCTGGGGATATCGGCCGACGCGTACCAGCAGGCCAGAAAGGATCCCGAGTTTGTGCGAAGGGTGAAGGTCGCGAGGGGTGCAGGATACGACATGATGGAACACGAAGCTCACCGGCGTGCGGTCGAGGGTTGGGTGGAACCAGTCTTCTACCGCGGGGAACTCGTGGCAGGGGAAGACGGAAAACCCGTGGGGGTTCGCCGTTACTCCGATACCCTCCTCAAATTCCTCCTCAAACACTGCAACCCGAAGAAGTTTAACCCCGGAGTGAACGTGAACGTGGGGGACGGAGAGAAGGTGAAGCTGGTATTCAACGTAGGGCCGCCCTTGCCCGTGAAGGAATCCGATGATTAGCGGGGAGACCATAGCGGTTTACCTTCTGATCTGGGGGGCGATTCTGCTCCTCGGGAGGGATGAACCGTAGCCCGCGGCCCGCGAAGGAGGAGGTATGAGAGACAAGTATCCAGCGATTATAGCCCTAGGCGTCATCGGGGGCCTATGCGTCGCATTCGACGTCAGTTACGCGAAAGAGGTAGTCCTGATGATTATCGGAGTCGTCTCTGCCGTGATTCGCGACTAGCCCGCCATCCGTAGCCCGTAGCCCGTAACCCTCATCCCGTAGAGGAGGAGACCATGTACAAACTCACTATTACACCCGCCATACCCCCGAGCTTTCGCGACAAGCTGGAGGCTCTTCTTCGCACCGAAGGCTGTATTATCAAGGGGAGAGGAACGGAATTCGCGGGCTCCACCCGCTCAACCATCGAATTTGCCAACTACAGACTCTCTCGGGTTCGCGGGTCTCTCGCTGCCATATGCGAGGGGGCTCGCGAGTCCGACAACCCACTCAACAAGGAGGAAGTATGAAAAAGTTAATCTGCGCTCTGGTGACCCTGATGGGTTTCGCCCTGGCAGGCTGCGCCACGTCCGGCACGCCCGACCCGATCGACACCAACCGGATTCTCCAGGTGACCCAAACAATCTATCTGGACGTCAGGACCGTAGTGACTGATCCAGAAGTCCTACCTCTCTTCACCGACGAGGAGCTCGAACGTCTGGCGGAATTAGAGCGAAAGTACCTGGAGGTGGCCGAACGGATGAAAGCCTTCCCCGAAGACGCCGAGGCTATCGAGCAGGTGTCTTTCCTGGCCGGAGAGATCCTGGAGATTCTGGACGAGATAACGTTCGTAGAGAAGGCAAGACCTTACGTCGCCGCGATCCGGATTTCGATTGGGATTCTGAGGAACCACCTACCACGAACCTAACTCCGGGAGGTAGAAGACAATGCTATATGCCCCCGCCCGTTACTGGCTCCTGGACCCCGAGGCCCACCGCGAGATTTGCAATGGCTGTGGCCCCAAGGGATTCGGCTTATTCGTGCCCGATACCATCTGGGGACTCCCGATTACCGAAGCCTGCGACATTCACGACTTCATGTACGCCATGGGGGAAACCGAGGAGGACCGCCACGAGGCCGATCGGGTGTTCCGCAACAATCTCCTGCGACTCGTGGAGGGGGGCTGCCGCTGGCTCCGTCCACTCCGACGCCGGCGAGCTCTAACCTATGCCCGTGCGGTAATGGCTCTAGGGGGTCCCGCGTTCTGGTCGGGGAAGAACCCGCCAGAGACGGAGGCTCCCGTCGCCCGCCGCCCGAGGGGGGTCGCGTGAAGATCATACCCGAAACCCGTTACCTGAAGGGGGTCGCGTGAAGATCGTATACAATGCAGAGCGAACTCCCACGCGGTTCCACCGGTCCAACGCATTCTACCGATGCATGCGGGGTCCGGTCCGCTCCGGAAAGAGTACCGCCATGTGCGCGGAGATCATGATGCGAGCTTGCCGGCAAGACCCCGATCCTCTCGACGGAATCCGCCGGACGAAGTGGGGGGTAGTCCGCAACACCTACCGCGAACTCGAGGACACCACGCTCGCGACCTGGCTCATGTGGTATCCCGAGAAAGTCTTCGGGAAGTTCAACTATGGGACGATGACGCATCATATACGCGTGAACGATATAGAGTGCGACGTCATGTTCCGGGCTCTCGACCGGGCGGAAGACGTGAAGAAGCTACTCTCGCTCGAACTCACGGGGGGTTGGGTGAATGAGGCTCGCGAGGTTCCTCGCGCGATAATCGACGTGCTGGGTGACAGGGTTGAGCAGTACCCCCCGCGACGCCCTCTCGACGACGGGGGAGAGTATGGGTGTACCTGGGGGGGCGTCTTCCTCGACACCAACTCGCCGGACGAGGACCACTGGTGGTTCGACGCCGAGGCCAATCCCCCCGAGGGCTGGGAATTCTTCACCCAGCCTGGAGCACTAATGGAGGTAGAGGGCAAGTTCGTTCGCAACCCGATGGCTGAGAACATTAGGAACCTGAACGGGGGTCACGAGTATTATCTCAAGCGAGTCGCGGGCAAGAAGAAGTCGTACGTGCGCGTCTACTACTGCAACCAATTCGGATATGTGGAAGAAGGGAAGCGGGTACACCCGGAGTATAATGACTCGATTCACGTAGCCCCTTCCCCTCTCGTCCCCGACTCGCGCCACCCTGTTGTCGTTGGGTTCGACTTCGGTCTAACTCCTGCCGCCGCCTTCTTCAGCCGTCGCCCGAGCGGTCAGTGGTGGCTCTTCAAGGAACTGGTGACGGAAAACATCGGGATCAAACAGTTTGCGGAACTGGTCCTTATTCCTTACCTGATTGAAAACTTGCTCGACTACTCAATCACATACTATGGAGACACGCACGGGAATGTCGGAGCGCAGACGGATAAGAAGACTCCTGGCCAGATTTTTGAGGCTCTCGGGATACGGGTGGTTATGCCCGACTTGGGAACAGGAGATACGATTCGGCGCGAGGCTCTGGCTCAACCCCTATCCCGCATGATCGACGGCCAACCCGGCCTTCTCGTCGACCGTAACTGCAAGACTATTCGGAAGGGTCTTAGCTCAAAGTTCTACTACAAGCGGGTGCAGGTTGTGGGGGACGAGAAGTACCACGATAAACCCGAGAAGAACTTCTGGTCTCACGTATGCGAGGCCGCGGAACACGCAATGGTGGGCGCTGGCGAGGGTAAACTCCTTACCCGTAGACCCACTCCAAAGAAGAAAGTA